CTCAAGCAACTGATTACGCATTTGCGCAATAATATCTTGCGCGGTTTGCAGTTGGTCGCTAAGTATCTCCATTTCATTCGAAGCGTCTTGCGCCACGCGATCCATGAAATATATTTCAAAGTCAATACTTTGCTGACTTCCATTTATCGCCGCACCGGTAACGTCGAATAACATCGCCGGATATAAATTCTCCGTACTTAGGAAGTCAACAATCGTTCCTTGAAATGTTTTCTTAATTAGCGCGTGATTGTCGCCCAGGCTTTGAATCGCGGCTACTAATTGGTTTAGCGTCATGCTTCGCTTTTAAAAATTTTACTAATTTGCGGATATTCTTTTCTGAATACCCGCGTTTTTTATCTTTGTTCTCCGCAACAAAAATTGACATTACCTTGATATTTTTGCTCATATGTTAAGTCGTCGCAACACATTCCCGAACCACCTAGCCACATCGAAGCGCGGTAAGCATTACGATCTGGGATAACGGTATCGTAGCGGTCGCCAGGTGTGTTGTATTGCGGATATGTATTTTTTCCGCTTTCCTCTTTTAAATACCTAACCAGTCTATCCTTGTAAAATTCAGCGCGGCTTCTATACTTATCGCTTACCTCAATCAACTCTTGTGCGCTTGGCTCAGTAGCATTGGCATCTGACTTACGAATAACGCCCTTATTGTAAAACTGATACGACAATCCCATTGGCAGTTCAGCCATAACATAAAACACTAGCGCGGGTGTTATGTAGGTGTCGATTAACTTTTGCTCGTTGGCGTTTAAGTTATTCGCCACAATACCCGCCAGTAGTCGCTCATATAAAGCCGTTCCTAGCGCGGGTAATATATACATATCCTGAGTTGTGTATATCTCAGGAAGTACTAGCTTCTCCTCAACGTTTGCCGTAAGTCCGGTGCGCTGCTTAATGTCATTAACCGATATAAATAAGACTTGACTCATATTATTTCTTTTTTACAACTATATTACTTCTCCATTCATGCCTGCAGCTAGGTGAATAACCCCACCATCCACCGCCGCGCGTGAATACATCATAGCCTAATCGCTCACTGATGCTCTCAATTTGTTGGCGGGTATAAAACCTATCCAAGTCCATTAACTTTATACAAAATGGGCGGCTTGGATGCTCGGCGCTATTGCGCTCATTCGCTGGTACGATTGACTTCCATTCGTAACTAAAACGAATGTCAAACTCTACGGATTGCGCTTTTTTATTTGCTGCCTTGCCGTTGTCCATTTCTTTGATCAAGTCGCTAACCGGCTTCAGTACTTTATAGCCTACTTTATCCTTATTCAACTCAATCATGCCTAGCTCACTTAGTACGCCCAAACGTTCCATAATATCCACCGGCTTCATCCGTAGTGCCTTCGCAATATCTTCGGGCGGTGTTAAGGGTTGCTTTTTTAAGATTTCTAAAATCTGTATATCCCTAAAATCGTAGAACGCATCGTACGCGCTAAAGGTTACCGGTCTGCTTTGATGAACAACAAACTTATCCTTAGCTTCGCCATATTCAGCAAAGACGCTCATCTCATCGTCAACGCTTTTAAATTGCTGCTCATTGTCAATGCTTAACAATGTCGAAATCTCTGTATCGCCTAAACCTAGCGAACTCTTAAGTAAAGTCGTCGCTATTTCTTTAGTAATCTGACCGCGTCCAAATTGGCGAATAATGCGCAAAAGTTGCTGATGCTGTCTGCCCGTTAAATTCTTAACATTCTCGTTGACTAGCGCCTCAGTAGTTTGTCCTGGTGCGGCTTCGCCTTGCGGTGCTGCCTCTTCTAGTTTAGGGAGTCCCATCTTATCTCTGATCTCGTCCTTAGTCATTACTTGCACCAAAGTAGCTTCGCTAAATTCATAACCAATCGGCTCAACGGGGATAATTTTTAATTCCTCACCGCCACCAAAATATTGCAACAACATATTGAATGTCGATTCAATAAACATTTGACGATCGTTAACATATGTATTTTTGAAAATTTCGTACCCATCCCTCAACTCGGTGCGCGTTCCCAATTTACCAGGCTCGGCAATACCAAAAAGCGATGGCGATGTGATCTGATGCCCAGCGTAAATGTTTTGCTGGATCATGCTATCCACGCGGCTAAAATCTTCCTTCGTTAAATCACTTGCTCCTAAGTCATCAACAATAGGCTTACGATCTGCATTTTGTACAAATGACAGAATAAACTTTTTACCATCTGCACCGCTGAATGTATTTTCAAACGCCCTAGTTACTTTTTTCTTTTCATCATCGCCAGGCTCACCATTTGGCAGCGTGATCAACTTTGACGCACTAAAACCAGTCAACGCATTGCCCAAAACGTGCTTACTTACCTGAACGTCTGACTCAATATAGTTAAGCGAAGGGAAGTAAGACGGCAGCGCGTAAGTATCTTGCCCTGGTCTGTAATCTTTAACGTAAAGAATCTGCCTTCCCGCCTTTACATTTGGATTGAACGCTGGTAAAATCGTTGGCTCATCGCGGTGATTTTTCCAGTCTTTTTTATAATAGAACTCAGTACAATCTTTATTTGTCCTGATCTTAATGTAGTCCACATGACGTAGTTCTGCAATATCCTTTCCGTTTATTGCCCATATTACTTCAAGGTAATAACCGCCAAAAAGTTCGATATCAAGCGTAACTTTTTTAAGTATATCATTCAGCGACTCTACCGGATTTGGCTTTTCAAGCATCTTATCGTTGCCGCCACTCCAGCCATTGCCGCTGACGTAGTTTGACTTACCGCGCACAATAGCGCCATGCTTACTTGACTTATTAAACAATTCAAGCAAGTAGTCCGGATAGTCATTACGATCTCCGAACTCAATATACCCTCGGCCTTTACGTTCTCTGTATTCTGGTTGGCGGGCTTCCGCGAACGTCAGAACTACAACGTCATTGGAAAATGAACTCATTGTTTTTATTTCTTGTGATGTATGTTAAATCGGTTTCGTGAAATATAGCTATGCCACTCTCCAACATTACTTTATTTGTTATGTCTGTCGTATTGCCTGATGTCTGATATATCTGATATTCATATTGCCCAGGCTTACCGATTAAATTGCTATTCACCGTAAACTTATTGTATCGGTATTTATATTGGCTTTGATCGTCTGCGTTTAGTTTTAAAAACTTATATTCATCGTTGGTTGTACGATGCGTAAACACAAAAATATAGTTCGGCGACGTTAAGGTCTGCTTTTCAGTTAACGTCATGATAAAAGTATTATTGCCTGTGTATATGTTCAACATATGTAATAAATAGCAAGTTTACAAATTTTTATCATTTCGCAAAATAATAAAAAACCGCCCCAACGAATTGAGGCGGTAAACTTAACCTATGACAACGAAACAACAATCAGTTGTTATGGTTGCAGCGTAGAAATTACGCCACTTGCTACTTCCGGAGCCAGTTCTTTCTCTGAACCTGAGAAGGTCAAAGAGTATCCGCTTCTGTCAGTTGCAGCCGTTCCGCTTCCGCTTGTTCCGCTTAAAAGATCAAGACCGGAATAGCGACCAGCTAACCAGTATTTTCCGTTTTTATCTTTAATAACGGCCATTAAGTTATTCTTAGCCAACAAAAGAATTTCATTTCTCATGTTAACCTGGAGTTTGTTGATAACAATTACCAGCTGCTGATCGTAGTTGATAGTTCCGTTTTCGATATTACCTTGAATATTCTCAGTAAATGAAGCGGTATTCTTAACAAGTTGATACTTGTAAAACTGCTTACCAGCTGCCTTTGTAATCGCACTTACCACTCCTGATGCTTCGGTTATAGCCGTAACATCATTGTAAGGAATGAACCAAACGGCTTCAAGACCGCCTTGTGAGTCCTTACAATCTAAAACGTAGTTTTGTGTTAATGCGCAAGACATATTTTTTATTATTTAAAGGATAAGCGGCGAACCGCCTATCCCGTAGTGAATAATGATTAAACGGTGAACTTCACAACCTCAGCTGGGAACGCTACGTTTACACCGGCTTTGAACTCGGCAACGAAACGAACTTGGTCAGCTTCCTTCGCATAGAACAACTCGAAACGTTCTTGCTCATCCAAAAGGTCAGTACCGAAGAAAATGTTTGACATTCTCATGGCGTAAACCTTTTTAGTTCCGTTCAAGCCTGGTGTAGCCACAACTGTGATTTGTGTACCTGGCAGAATGAACTCACTATCTGCTTTAACGTTTAAAGAGTAGTGGAATTGGTTTGCGTTCTTAAGCGCGATGGTGTAAGTACGGAAAGTATCCATTCCGCAGAAAATCTTAACATCGTCTTTACCAACAACCGCAGCTGGGATAGCAGCGTAAACCGCATCGAATACTGCGATAACGTTTGCACTTGTGATGTCAGTTGCAACAGTAGCGATGTAAGGGTTTGCATTGGCTTGTACCGCTGAAGCGTTTACTTGCTTAATCAAACCATCGAAATGCAATAACTGAGAGTTTCCGCTAGTGATATCGCCTTGCCATACCGCAGCTTCAAGTGCGTCAGCAATTTTCTGAGCTTTACGATTAGAATACTCTTCAGCAAAGATCATTGAATCGTAACGGCTACCGCGTGGAAGAGCCTCTTGTAAGTATTTAGCTTCAAGGTCTTTTAAGCAAAGCGCTTCGTTAACTTTAATTTTACCAACAGTTACAGTACGCTGAGTGAATGAAGTTGTACCTGATGCAGTAAAACCGCAAGATGCACCACTTTGGAAAAGCGTGTCTGTGTCCATGATGTTGATGGTTTCGCTTGATTTTACGCCAACCATAACGTTTGAAGATTGCTTAATTAAGTCAATCGTTTTTGCTCCTAATACTGATGAAGTTACCAGTTGTTGAGCATTTTGTTTTGTGTAATCCGCTAAGGATCCTACGCTAAAACCCATTGTTTTGTGAATTTAAAAATTAAAAATTTTGTTTACAAACTTTTCGCTCTCTCTAAAAAGCGATTGATTTTATCGTCTTTTGACGAATGAAATTTCTCAGGTGCTACTGGATCAGCGGAAGGTGCTGCAAAAAATTCTGTTAATACATTGCTGAGTGCGATTAATTTGCTCTCACTTGCAGCAACCATCGCAGAAAATTCAGCGGCTTGTGCTTCCATCTTTTCTTTGTAGTTTTTACCCATTTCCTCAATCTTGGCTTCCATTTCCTCAACCTTCTTTTTCAAAAGTTCGGTTTCGTTTTCTTTTTCAATTTCCACTTCGATTTTTGGAACTTGTATCTCAGTAATAAGACCAGCTTCATCGGTTGTGATAACTGTTCCATCGCTTAGAATGTGATCACCAGCTGGAGCCGGAATTTCACCCTCTGGGCCTTCAACGGTTACCTTACCACCAACGGCTAGGTTGTCAATCATTACTTTTGCCCCATCGGCAAGTTGATACTCTTTGAACTGCTCTACCGGAGTCGCTGAAGCCGCCTCTTGCGGGTTCTCGTCTGCGAATAGTGCCTTGATTTGCTCTAATGCTTGTTTTGCGGTCATTATAAATGAATTATGCGGCTAAATAGTGCCGCATAATACTCTTTACCATTTGCTATTGTAAACCTTTATTTTTCAATGCTTTCAAGGATGTCAATAATCTTGCGCATTTTCTCTTCGTCTGTACTTACCTGATCCGCTTTAATGTAGTTAAATATCCCCTCAACGCTGAAGCCTTTATATTTGCCTTCCTTAATATCTTGCCAAACTTCGTCATTGTTTACCTTGTACGATCCAAACCAACTGCCATCGGCTGCGTCCTCATATCCCTTCATGGGCATCTTGCCTTGTTCGCGGTCAACTATCCATGACTCAAACATCGTAACGCCGTCAACAACCTGGTTTCCGTCGTGCATAATGTTAACGTTTGACTGATAACCTTTACGAAAAACTTTTTGAACGATTTTCTTAATCGTGTCAGGCGTAAAGTAAACATAGTATTCCCCAAAACTATCAAAGCGGAATATCGGCTTATTCGCCAACATCAAAGGGCCGGATATAATGCGCTCCTCTTCGTCTTGTATGGCAAATTGGCTTTTTTCGGCTTGTCTGATTTTAGACTCTGCCCAACTGAGCGCACTTGCGCCACCCCATGCGTCGTACATTAACTGACCGCAGCCATCGCCATATCCGCTTGACTTTTCAGCGTTTTGCTTATGACGGCTTAAGAATGAATACATACGCTTAATGGTTTCCAAAGATACCGGCTCACCATTTGCCAGTTGGTTGGCTCTTATCTTACCAACTGCCGTTCCGCAATCGCCCCATCCGTTTTCCTCTGCCCATTTTATAGCAGCCTTTGCGTTATTCTTAACCGATTCGGGATAGTCGCTATATGACTCAGCAAATTTTTCACTATCCCACTTGCTTTCGCAAATAGCGTACGCTTGATCGGTGTCTTTGCCCTCTTCGCCAACAATTACACCCATGCAGCGGCTTATCCATTCGTCATGGTTTTCCGTAGGCCCAGGTGCTAAAAATTCATCGGCTTTAAACATTTGGAACGTTTTTTCAATCGCTGGTCTATCGACTAGCGCAACGAAGTCCACTTCAACTTCGCTTTCATCATTCTCCACGATGTCAAGTCTATAAACGGGTAAATTATTTTTTTCCATATTCTGTTAAATAGTTTTTTTTTATCCAAATGTTGCTGCGCGGTTTATTCTACGGATGCGCTCTTGTGAATTGCTTACGTCTGACTCAACGACATAAGCGCGAGCGGTCATTGTGCCTAATTGGTTAACGCTTTGTTGAGATAATTGTGTCGTAATGGCCTGAGGTGCTTGAGGCGATATGGGTGCAGCGCCACCCGCCCCAGCCGGTACGTTTGATCCACCGCCACCGCCGCCAGGTACAGATGTTCTGACAATTCCCTTAACCGCTGCAAAACCTGAGGCCGCTGCGGTAATCGTTGCCGCTACTTTTTGGATAGTGCCAAATGGTTCAGGTATTGTCGTTTTATTTGCCCATATCTGCGTAATACCTTGATAAGTGTTTATGAGTGCTTGGGCAACGGCTAGGGCTTTACCCGCTGCGGTTTGCTTACCAACGATTTCGCCTAACTTTACAAAGGTGTCGCCGGTTATTTTCAGCGTATCTTGGAACGCTGCTTCACGCGCCATAGCCTCCTCAAAACGCGCCCTATCTAGTCGCGCCTGATCCTCTTTAAGTTGCTCCTCTGTTCTTATTATGTTTAACCTTGCGCTAAGTACTTTTGGCAACTCATTTATCTCAGCGTTGGTAACATCCCGAATCTGCTTTTTTCGGTTTTCAGTTATTTCATCGTTAATGCCTTCAAGTCTTTTTTTGCGCTCTTTGTAGGCTTCCTCTTCGGCTTTCAATCTTTTTTCTTCATCATCACTTACATCTTTCGATCTTTTTTCTAAGCCTTGCTTGTCTATTGATTGCAAACTTAATTGAAAACCAGCGCGTTGGTTTTCTAGTTTCTTTATATTACTTTCAGCCGCCGCAAGTGTGGCTGCACCTTCGGCTTCTGTTTTCTTTACATCAAAAACAAAATCAGCAACTTTTTTTGTACCGGCCGCTGCTAATTTATTTATCTCATCGTTTAAATTTATCGCCGTTACTTTTGCTAAACCTAGCGATTCACTAACTGAATTAACGGTTTTTAAAAGTAAATCAATAGGAGCGGCCAATATACGAAGCGGAACTAGCGATGCTTCAATGGCTACCCTTAAAACATTTTGTAAAAATTGATTATTACGCTTTTCTGCTTCAATCGTACCTTTGATGATATCACGATTTTTTTCCAGTTCGGCTTTGCGTAAATCTATGACCTTGCCAATCTGATCAACTTTTAACTTTAAAATATCCTTTTCGCTCTTTCCTTGTAACTTAAGTACATTATCTTGAGCGTCTAATTCATCAAGTTTTTTCTCTTCAATATCCGCCGCTTGTTTTGCCGTTGCAAGTCCATTCTTTTGCTCCTCATTTACTCCACTCACCGCCGCTTTAATGTCATCCCAATATGCCGCAATCGTACCCAACGCAATAACTAAAAGACCAATACCGGTTGAACCGATGGCAGCCTTTAACGCTTGAAACGCACCGACAACTTGACTTTTGATAACCGTTGCCAGCTGCCCAAAGTTTTTACCGATATCGCTAATAGTGGATAAGCCTTCAGACAAAGCAAGTGCGCTTTGTACTTTTAAAAGTTGCTCATTGACCTTTTCTGATTCAACACCCAATAAACCAATCGCACCTTGCACTCCGGCAAACGCACCCGCCGCAGATTGCAAAGCGTTTGAATACGCTTGAAACTTTTTACCTGGATCAAAAAGCGCGGCCGTTTCGTTTGCGTCTGCAATCTGATCTTGTAATTCAGCAACTCTTCGAGCTGCCTTTACCGCCTCTTCGCTATACGTTCCAAAGGCTTGTTGCGCTTCAATTAACGCTAACTTTGCTTCCTTTAACGCTTTTTTTGGATTAAAGGCGGCTTCCGTCTTTTGCTGCGTTTGGTCAAGTGTGTTGTTATATTGTTTAACGGAACTATCGTCAACCGATACCGTCGCTTTAATATTTACGTTCTGATTCTGCGCCATGCCTATAAATAGTTATTTACTCGTAAGTCGTTTCAAGTACCCGTAAAAATTCGCATTTTGTCGTGTCGATTGTATTGAAGTCAACTATTTTGTTAAGCCTCCATAGTGCGCCATCTATATAAATTAACCGCGCAAAGTTTAAATTGAAAATATCTTGCTGCGTTAACTTTAAATAACAAGTTAATAGCTTACTATCTTTATTTGTGATCTCACTTACATAATCAAACCAAAACGCAGTAAACAAATTCGTCAACGGATATTCAATTCCAGCCGGTAGATTATAGTTCAATTCTTGCGGCGGTGCAAAGTTTATATCGCTGCTTGGATTCTTTGGATCGTCTAAGTTACCAGCATATCCCCAGTTGGTAGTTGTGCCGCGAACCGTTGCGCCATCGTAAACTATCCATGATGGTGCGCTTGTCATTTTCTTAGCTTGTAAAATGCGGATATTGTGTTCCGTCGCATCTTCAACTTGGTTAGCCGTTCCAACGTTTGATAACTTAACAATAGTAGGATAAACTTTATATTCACCATCATAACCTACTAGCGGTGTTGCTGAGAATATTAACTCAGCCGTTTGCTTATCATTCGCAAACGCAAAGCCAGTATCTACAATCCTATCCGCATAACCTTGCTCATATTTCTTTTGATATTGTTCGTTGTAATAATCGCCATCAGGCTTATATTTATATTCAAAGTACCGACCATTTAACTCACTCATTGGTCTAAGCGTCATCGGCTTTGCGCGATCAACCTTGTACGTCCAATCTAAATATGCAGACTCGCCAGGTTCAACGATTAAGTTAACACCACCCACTTCAACCTCCAATAAATCTCCAAAGTCATTAACCGCTAAAAGTACATCTTCGCCACGTTCATAAAATTGCGATCCCGCCTCAATAATTAAATGCTTTGACTTAACGCTATCCTCAAAAATGTAAAGGTTGAACATCTTGACGATTGACGTTATGAACTCACGTTGAAATATCCCTTTTGGAATATGTTGATTCATTTGGATCATATCGCCATAATTCACCGCGATGAGTTGCTCAGGGTTTGTACTTAGCAAAGTCATAACACCGGTATCAACCGTCCAGCTTGTACTATTTGCTGACTGCCTAATTTGTAGGGTATCGTTTTGGTTGAATGTTATATTATTGATGACAATACTAAACGCATACGATTCCGGAACAGTTGTCAAGTCATACGTTTCAAACGCTATAAGAGTACCATTCTTAAATACTTGTAACTGAATGTAAGGATATAAAATATTGATGTCATTGACAATACCATTTGTGCTTATGGATATGTCCGTTGTAAATGGTGTAGCGTTATTATAAGTAAACGTTCCGGCTACATAAGTAAAATCACCCAGCGTTGTCGGCGTCCATAATATAGCGCGGTCGTCAGCGTACTCATCCGCAATCGCCTCAGCCTCTAACGAAACGTTAGACTTTTGCCGCATCTCTTTATTATTCTGCGGAATGATTAAACGCCTAGCAATCGCCGTATCTAAAAATTCACTTGTATAAGTGTAACCAGCCGCCGTAATAATTTTATCGATTACCTCGCGCACATAATACGCTGGGCGCAATGCTTTGTACTGCCAATCTTTTTTGTTGGTTGATACTTTACCGTAGTCAATAAGCGGATAATAATATCCTGATCCGTTTATCGTGTTCCAACTATTGGTGATATTCGCAAATGTCCAATCGTGATTATATTCGCTAAAATCTAAGTCTTCAAGCCGTTTATTTCCTATCGTATTAGCAAAGCCGCCCAACTCACCAAAAACCGCGCATTCATATTCAATCGTTCCGCGATCTATGTTAATTTGCAGTAACCTTAAAACGCCCTTAAATATTTGTACGTTGTCAATTAAGATTAAACAATCCGCAGCGATAGCAGCGTTGAAGTTTACCCCTACATTCTCCTTCAAAGGATCGTAAGGATTGGAAGATGCAAACTCAAAAACATGACCAAATAGTTTGTTATTATTGGCCGTTCCTGGAATAACTATCGTTTTACTAAATGACGTATTACGACTCGCAAAGTCTTTAACATCGTCAATAGAATAAGTGAACTCCGCTGCAACATCGTCATAAACGTCAAGCGGTTGTTTTTGAATATATATCTTTGTGTTGACCATTATCTATATTGGCTATTCGTTTCAAGTAGTTCAATGGTGATGGCTAAATTGAATAACTTATCGCTGATACGTTTCTTTTCTGTCCAGTTGTTATCCGTAACAATAGCCGGATAATAATATCCGCCACGCTCCATGTAAACCTCAGGCGATGCGATTAATTCTTTAAGCCAGTTGTAATCCGTAGCGTTAACATAATCCGAATTAAGCGAATAATTTACTTTTTGCTTTACGGCAAATTGAACGTTCCCACCTATACGCTTTTTATAACTATCATATGGGCGCATCGTATTTGTATCTAGTCGCCATTCATTTTGTTGGTATTGTTTGCGCTCTATGTTCCGTATCTCACGATTGACTAATCTAAATGGCATCGTGTCGTACCCGCCTAACTGATTCAAGAAATGTAAAACAATAGTATCAAAGCGACTGCATACACGCTTTATGGTAACGGTCTTATCGTTTATGGTAACACTATATTGTTGCGTCGCATCTGTAATAAATGACGAACCTAAATATGTATTTATCGCAGCTGGCGAAACGTCAAGTATTGCGATACTATTTAAACCAGCCGCTGATCCGGTTGAAGTTGTAATGCCGTTGTTTATAGTTGCTGGGTAAGCCGTTACCGGATTTGATACTCCAAAACTTACATACAACTTTTCGCTTCCGGTTATAGTTAGTTCATTCTTATCCCTATTCGTTAAGTAGTCATTTAGTAATGGTTGGAAGTAACTCGTTGAATAATCCCTAAACGCTGGAGGCGCAAAGTTATAAGCCGAATAGTTGCCACTAGCTAAGTTTGGCGTAACCGTTCCGTTGATATCCTCACCGAACTCTATTGTATAGTCAATCTTATTGCCATTGCCGTTATAGCTGAAAAGCGTCTGCGATGTGTTTGGGTTAAAATAGCTGCTCCAATAATTACGCACTACATTGCCCACGTTGCAAATCCCTTTGTCGCTTGTTGGATCAGGGAATATACGCAGACGGCTCACCAGGTTGCCGCCTATCTTAATGTCAAAAATATATTTAAAATTAGTCGCCGCCGCATTGGTTGACGTTGCTACAAAATATAATTCATCATGCAATGATGGAAATGCCTCCGGCGTACTATTGATTGTAATGGCCATATTCTTATTCTCTTATTTAGTAGATAGATTATTTAGCTTCCTTATGCCTATGCTCATATCCGCACCAACAACCGAGGCCACCGCATCGTAAAATGTTTGGTTAAACGTATCGCGAATCGCATCATCAAAAAAGCCGGAACGTCTTAGTCCTTTTTTACGGATATTCGTTCCGATGGCATACGCTAAACTCTTTACATCTTGGCCTTGCGATAGTGCGCGGCGTTTGCTTTGCGTTGCCGCTGCACCAGCTACACCGCCACCCCTTGACTTTTTATAATTAACATTTGCGGGTGTATTGCGTATCTTTGCCCTATTTTTTTTGATCCATTGCTCTAAGGCTTTGCGCATCGATGGCCCAGGCGTTAAACCATTAGCCGCTTTAAATGAGTATGGCGATTGAGGTGCGCGATCTTGGCTCTCGATACCTTTAACACCTTCATTGACGAAGTCAGCATACTTACCGCCCTTGCCGCGATATCCTAAATCAATCTCTAAGTTATTGCCGTCAACACGCAATTCACTAGCGAAGATACTATCTTGCAAAGCGCCGGTTGAAATAAGGCTGCGACCATTCTTTGGCTTTTGTACATTATCCCGCGCATTTTGCACGAACACCGCAGCCGCTTCAATGAGTAAACGCTGCGTAAGCGGTAAGTTATCTAAGTTAGCCGTAAAACTATCGTCTTTGGCTAAACTATCTAAAAAGTTTGTGTTAAGTAACTTCGCTTGCGCTTGACTTATGTTTGCCATTTTCTTGCTTGTTCAAAGACAGCTTTTTCATATTCCGCCTTCGCCTTTAAATAGCTAAGATCGTTCAAAAAGTTCAACGCACTAAGATCCCAAACTTCAGCTAGTTTTATTCGCTCGTATTCGGCGACCAGAGATGCCTGGTAGTGCCATCCGTATACATCCATAAAACTTGGTATGCCTCCGCGGCTTGCTCTTCCGTCATCCCCTTCGCCATCATCTCCTTTATCAAATAGTCCTGAGAATTTTGCATCCATCTCCGATATACTTCGCAAAAAAAAACAACTGATCCCAAAACCGCTGGTATCGGCGCGGTCAGTAAGTCATTGGCGTACTCCTCATGCTTTGAAGCGTCATATTTTGTCGCTTTATATCCAAGCCATGTCTTACGCATCGGCAGTACCATTGACGCAGCAACGCGGTGAAGGTTCTCATCCGGATCCTTAGCAAAATGTTTGGTTTCAATATACCGCGCCGCACGAAGTTGCCTTACATCATAGATACATTTATACCGCGCCCCGCTTTGGCACTTGATGCTTTTCTCCGGCTTTCCTTGCGGTGGCGTATGTACAAAATCAATCTTGCTTAATAAGCCAAGCCGCTCACCTTCGCTTAAGCTAAGTATTTCGTTTTCGGTTCGGTTGAATAATATGCTTAAGGTTGCCGTTTCTAAATCTGCCACGTCCTCTTTGACATACAAATTCATTAATTGCTGCCATTGAAATACGGTTACGTCATTCCAGGTCATTTGTTTTTATGTTTAATTGTTTAAGTAAGTTTTCTGTTTGTCGTTCTGCCTCTTTATTATCCAACGCTTTACGCAGTACATAACATAATGCCTCAAGCGTTTCAACGTCGCTAGGTAAGCCAGTCGTATTATCTTCAAAAATAATATGCTTAAGATAGTATGCGTCATCGAATGTAAAGGTAATCGTTAAGTCTTTCATATTATTAATTAGCTAAATGAATACCGCCCGGCACTCTGTCCAAAGTTTTGATAATGCGACCACGCTAAGGCTAAGGCCATAACCGCGTCGTCATGGAATCCGGATGGTGCGCCATACTTCACACCCGTTGCGCTGAATTGGTATTCTATCGTTTCCAGTTCTCTTGTTATCACGCCCTCAGGGAATGTGATCTTACGTTGCTGCACCGCTGACACAAGGCCCAGCATAATTTGCTGCTTTGATGTACTACTGAATTTAAAACCGGTTACGTTAAGGCCATCGCTTTGCAAGTCCTCGACAATAGGATCACCCACGCCTGACGAGTCTATCAGCATCGGCGCTTTGGGTAACTTGCGTATCGCCTCACGCGTTTGCCGCCAGTCTTTTTGGAAGCGGTCAAGGTAGCAAACATTGCCTGTTTTATCTATGCCAATTATAACCGTCCAATCCACCGACTTCGCTAAGTCAATACCATAAGCAACCGGCTCGGCTTGGCTTTGCGGATAAGTACATTGTTGGATATACGATAAGCCAAACGGATTCGCTGCGTTCTCGCTAGGGTTCGCCATGTACTCTTGCTCGAACACCGCGATAGGTAGTTGGCTTTTCGCATCGTCAATCTCCAGCGGATCAATATGCGGGTTATCGTAAGTCGTAAATTTAAACGACGCCCAGCCTGGCTCTTTATTTTCACCTTTAAGGTATAGGCTATAAAAATAGTTTTTGCCCTTCGGTGTGCTTAAGAATAATGCGCGACCTCGATAGTCCGTTAATGTTGGCCGGATTGAATTAAGCCAACCATCTTCTAAGTTTGGAATGAAACTGGCTTCGTCAATAACTATTAAGTTAAACTTGCGGCCACGCAGATTATCCAGCCTTTCACCAGTAAAGAACTGTACCATGCCATCATTCGGAAATGCAATACTTAACTCGCTTCGGTTTGAAGGGAATGGAATTACTTTGGTAAGTTTATCAAAGAATGTTTTAGCTAGATTATATGTTGGCGTTATATACCCAACGGCTCCACCTTTTAATGCTTCAATAATTATTTCAATTTGGCTCAATTCACTTTTACCAAATCGCCGCCCACACATAACCACGCGAAATCTATCATCGCTGTCAATAATGGCTTGTTGATTTATATGTGGTTCCGGAAGTTCCAGGATCATAATATCGTTTTGCCCTTCGTGAATATAACCTCAATCTTGCCGTCTGTTGTAACCTGAGCCGTTTCCTTTGGCTTACCGTAAACTCTTGTAAGTAATGTTTCCAAAGAATAAAGGCTGCCTTTCTCCAGGCTTTTTTTCATAGCGTTGGCGATAGTCTTTTCTAGTATAGTTGATTTTGGATTATCCCATACGGCTTTAAGTTCGTCCAAGTCCATCGCCATCATACTTTGAATCGTATCGTTTATCTCAGATAGTTTATATCCACTCTCTTTTAATAAGCTCACATATTTACGCGGCCTACCGTTTGGATTCATCGTTTCTCCTTTCGCTGGTCGTATTAACTTACCGCCATTACGGCCAGGCATAAACTCAGGCATATCAATCTTTTTTATACGGTTGCCCGTTCTTTTTAATTTCTAAATTGGGATCAAGTTTTATCATTCTATCTACTATTACTTGGCAGTATTTAGGGTCTAGTTCCATACCGTAGCATTTGCGTTTAAGTTGATGGGAAGCTACCATAGTTGTTCCAGTTCCTAAGAATTGGTCTAAAATAATGTTTGATTCTTTTGTGAATTGTAATGCCCACTCTGATAAATCTATTGGAAATGTCGCAGCGTGAACATGAGAAAATTCATTATTTCTATTTGACGTGCCTCTGTAAATGTTTGGAATTGTTCCCCTAAAATTTGCATTTGGTATTGCTCTGCTAGCGTTTTCTTTTGAGGATATAAATAACATATACTCCCAAGCAGATGTCATTACGTTTTTAGCCATTGCAGGTTGTCCATGTCCTTTATCCCAAATTGCAACATCAATAAATTGATTCTTATATTGATATAAATATTCAATTAATGCAATTTTATTTCCTGCTAAACTTTGTATGTTACATATTAGATAATCTGCATTTAATAAAGCATTATTTGTAAAGCCAATTAATAAATTCAGATAATCTGATTGTTTTTGATTGTCGTTATATTCGTTATATTTATTATCTATTGTATGTGTATTTCCACTTAATGCCTCACTTTTACCTGCATTGTATGGTGGACTTGTAAAAGCCATATTAGCCTTTTGTCCATTCATTAGCCTTGCCACTTGGTCGCTATCTGTACTATCTCCACAAAGCAAACGATGCTGACCTATTTCAAATAAATCACCCAGGACAATATCCGTTGTAACTTGCTCCGGCATTTCGTAGTAGTCCTCTTGCGCCTCGGCTTCAGTTTTAAAGTCAGGTACATCCATTCCCCACTCTGTTAATTGCTCGGCGTTCCATTCCGCAGCTATCATTTGCCAATCCCACTCGCCATATCCTAAATTATCTTTTATGATAAACTCACGCTGCTGCTCTTCAGTTAATTGACTGGCTTTTATTATTGGCAGCTCAGATAGTCCAGCCTCTTTACAAGCCTTTAATCTCATGTTGCCACCAAGAACAATCATATCGTCATTGACAACGATAGGCCGAATGTTTAACATCTGAGGGAAATCCTTAATGGACTTGACGAGCTTCTTGAATTTATCGTCTTTAACGACGCGCGGGTTATTTGGGTTTGGTTTTATTTCGGATATCTTTACCGTTTCAATTGTCATGGTTATACGTTGTTTATACGATGTTTGAATAAATATCGCTTCGTTTTTTATTTTGGTCTTTTATATGAAAATGCTCCCTACACCAATTCGCATTGGCTTCCCCATACTCCTTGCGATAAATAGCATCTTTAGCTAGTCTTTTCATCTGACTATACCATTCGGAAGGATTATTAGCTTTTATAACGTGTGGGCATGATTTGTAAGGGTTTATATTGGATGCGATAATGGGTACACGTTTTGCCCCAGCTTCCAATACTTTTAAGTTACTTTTGCATTGGTTAAAAAAGCTATTCTTAAGCGGAGCTAGTGCAACGTCTGTGTCGTTGTACAGATTCATGTACTCAGCAATCGGCAGTATGTTCTGTATTCTAAAATTAGCTTTATAGCCACCTGAGTAATACGTTGCCATTCGATGCCATATAGGGTGATCTTGAAATCCGGAAATAATTAACTCAGCATTATTTCTGAATTCGCTATCCGTCTGTAAACGTTTTAACGCATTTTTAATATTAAAAACATCCTCTTCATGCGTTGATCCAGCTACATAATTAAATCGTGTACGTCCGTTTGATTCGGTTCGAACATCCGTAAATTGATCCTCGTCATATGGTAAGGCATTGGCCACTACGTCCACGTTATGTTGATTTAATGCTTTAACTTCAGCATAAAGTAATTCGTTGGTAACCGTTACAAAATCAGCGGCTTTAATGTATTCAATGATTTCTTTTGTAGGGTAAACGTCTGACAATATATGCCAGGGATCAAGTACCCAATAATCGTCAATATCAATGATTAACTTAAATCCATATTTCTTTTTATATTCCAAAAGTTCATGAACAGGTACGCCTTCAATCATTCTGTTAATGATCACAATATCAAAGTTATGACCTTTAAAAGATTCATCATTTAACGTGTCGCTAAGTCTTACATGGCCATCAATCAAGCCGTCTTGCTTCATATAGTGCAATGGTAACATAATGCGATGATACCCTACCGCTGAATTTTGTTTCGTGAATGCTAGGATATTCATATTATCCCCTCCTTACATAGTTTAACAAACATTTCATTTGAAGTATTGCATCCCATTCTGCGTTTTAGCCTAGACTTTACCATGCTGACCGTTGGCAAAGGTTTACCGGTTATTTGTGCCACTTGCTTATAGTATTGTTCTCCATTATCAAAATCTCTACCTGTTTCTTTTGAATAGAAATAAGCATAATCACCATCATCCCATGCTTTAACAAGTTGTTCCTTCTCCATTTGTTTGGCTTGTTCAATTAAATCAATAGAAATATAAGTTTGACCAAACGCTATTTGATATTGTTCAGAATTTACTTGTTCGATTAACCATTCTACTGCTGTTTGTTGTGCCATAGTTTTATTTTTTATATGTTTTAGTTTATAATTATTAATCTATCCATTTACCATGTGTCCTTAAATGCCAAAACCTATGTTTTAAAACAGATATCACTAGATTGAAAAAAGTATCCGCTTCATATGTTCCAGCTTTACATATTAGTTTAAAGTTTGACATCCTATTTCTTTTTTCTAGTTCGTTTTGCGGTTTCGGTTAAAGATTGATTTTGAAGCGTTTCTTGTGCTTGCTCAACTTTTTGCTTTGCTTTTTGCTCATCGTATATACGCATCAGCCTTTCCATCATTGCCATGACGCATGAACTACACCATGGCGTAATAACGTAATGCGGATCAATGTAAGCGCGATAAATGTTGGCATACTGATCCAATAACTCAGGGCTAAGGTTACGGATGAATCCTAGTTTTGTCGTTTCAAAATTGATTTCGTTTTGTGCTAAAAAGATAAAATGTTCTTGTGTCATAGTTTATAAATTTTATACATTAACTGAGTGAATAATGCCCCAAATGTACCACTTCCAAACATAATTAACATAAATTCAGACAAACTTGTCGGAAGTACATACAAAAGTACCGCAGTCCATGCTGATAAGCAAGGTACGCAATTAAAGGGTTTGCGCTTAAACCATTCGGATTTTTGATGCCATCGCATAATTTCTACAAAGAAAAAAGCGAATGATACACCGGCTAAGATATTGATTATCATATGATTTGTTTGATTTTTAAATCCGTAATTTGGTTAATGTTGGCATCGTCAACCGAATGACCGCATACTTTTTCGCGGATATTTTCGCTGATAATAGTCAGCAAATCCGCTAGTTCATCCGGATTCATGTCGTTGCTGATATCAATAGTGAACTCCATTGTAGCGGTAACATAGTTACCAATAAGTTTGGCTTGTTGACCTGGTTCTTTTTTTAAGGCTGATTTCATTTTACGTCTTGCGTTTTGTATGGTTTTAAAAATTGATCTATACGGTATTTTGGTTTCCCTTGATATTTGAACGATATTTCTTTTTTCGGCATATAGCTTTAAAATCTCCCGTTCATACCATGCTAATCCATCCAATGCCTCTGTGACGCATTTTAAGGCCACTTCCTTCGATTCAAATTCATTTGTAGTATCTTTACTATGCCAATCCATAAACTCGCTAAAATTGGCTCTAAATAGTTTATGGAAGGTACTGCGGTCTGATTTGATCATGTTTAACATCGTACGGACTAGAAAAAACTTAATCCAACCCTCTTCGTACATACGCATCAGTTTCTCTTCGGGTTGTTCGCATAATGCTAAAAACATTTCTTGGCGTAAATCATCCCGAAGTTCCGCTGGGTTCATTTTACCGATTGCCTTCGCGATATCGGGATCAACGTAAAGATTCGTTATAAGGGTTTGTCTGTCCATGTCTGAACGTAGGCTTTAACAATTTGATGGTTGTATTCTTTAACCTTCGCTTCTGCCCACGCAAACGCTTCCCTTAAGGTTAAAACTTCAGAATAAATGTAGTAAGAATTTCTGACATGAACGACGCCAATAAATTTTGTGATTCCACCCCTTAAAAAACGCTTGTAAGGGTTTTCTCGATTTTTGCCCATTTCTATCTTTTATATATATATTTTTATATATTTTTTATAGTGTGTTAAAAAAAAAAGTAAAAAATGTATTACATCCCTTACAAGTAGCGCCAATGCTACAAAAAATGTGTTACAAATCCCTTACAAATCCCTTACATCACCCCCCAAATCCCTTACATTTTGACCAATTTTGAACTGCTGCACGTTGTTCAACTGCCTATTCCGTTGGAAGGTCAAGGTGTGTTGTAAGACATTTGAGGCCTCTTGTAAGGCTTTTCGGAAGCGTTTTATACTATAATCCTTTTTTTCAAAGTTATTCGATACAAGGAAATTTGTATGCTCTTTTGTCAGTTCAAGCCATCCGGATGGGTTCGAAACCAAGTCGTCAAAGTAGTCCAAAAACTCTTCCCCAAAAGCCAGTTTTATATGCTTACGTTTCATCTTATCCGAATTACCGACTTGCTTAATTCCGACATCAAGGTACATCCCTACGCATTGAAATAATAAGTTATAGAACCTATTCCACTCATCCCGATCCCAGTCGTCAAAAAACTTATGCCCGAACTCATCCTCCGGCGTATAAGCGCTTGAGTAATGACTAGCGAACTCAAATATCCTTTGCCTACGTTTGGCGTGTTCCGCGTCCTGGCTTATGGTGTAGTTTGTCGTAAAGGCTATCTTGGGCGACTCAGCATAAGGTAAGAATATCTCGTCCTTATTCTTTTTTTCAATCGTTATACCTTCCGTAATCGTAGGATAAAACTTTTCGAAGTCCACATTTCTAGGGCAGTCCTCAATCACGACTAGGCGGGTGTCAAAGCTCACGCGCTGAAAAGCGAATGTCTTATCTATCTTAAAGTTTTTACCGTCAATGGTTACCAGCGGGATCAACTTACCAATGGCTTTAATAAATAAGCCTTTACCCGTTCCACCGCCCTTTTTTTCATCGTCCGTTTCCTCAGCTAGTATAGGCGCAAATGGGCGGCTCGGATTCTTAAAACCATGCAACATATAGCCAATTAAGGTCAGCGCATACTCAAAGCGGTCTTGCTCTTTACCGCTTATATTATACAAAAACCTAGCGTATTCAATCAGTTCCGCGTCAATTTCGGGATCAATAGTAATATCAAAGTCAATAACCTGATTGCGCCAAACGTGCTTATTAATATCGCCATATGTTTTCAGAACGGGCGGTTTACCCTTCTCCACAACGACCACGCCATTACGGAAGGGATAGTATGCTTTTGTCGCTTCATCTTTTAAAAAGTCTAGTTTTCGCTCATCCACAAACTCCAGTAAAGCAGAACAGAAATATATATTCGCGCCCTTCATCACCATTTCAAGCAGCTGGTCGGGTGTTATGCCGTTATCAAAAACAGCCGGGAGGTTAAGGATATAATCCTTAATAAACTTTTTTAATTGCTCCGTTGTCGTTTCCTCGACAATCCCATCCACAATGCGAACCGTTTGGAATACTTTGCTATTATTATGAAAGTAAAGACTAAATCCACCCTCATTCATAATGAAGTCGATTAATTTTGAGCGGACTATATTAACGTGTCCTTTATCGTTAATCTCCCAAAAAGCGCAGATAATCTCCCCCATCTGATCGCTGACGTGTTTCACAATCTTTTCTGCCTCTTCAATATCCTTATTCTCTTTACGTATCAGCCACTCAGCAATCTGCTTATCCGTCTGTCCTTCGCGGCGGCGTTTAAAGACTTCCGTTTCTATTTTATTACCATAGCTGACGCGCTTTTCGCCATAGCCTTCGTCTAGTAACATCTTAGCGGCTTTACTGAAATCGCCACCCGCTTCAAGGATAGTATAGACCGCGCTGGGTTGGTATGCCTTCTCGGGTTCGAAAATACTATTGGTAGTAAAGACGCTGAACCAATTTTTATCCCGATCAAAGTTACCGCTTGATTTTGCGGTCGTGTTGCCAGGACGTAGGAAGTAAATCCTTGCCCCGCGCTCCTCAACTACTTGCCAACCATGCCGCGTAAGCAGTCCAACGATATCACCGCTTTTATTATAGGCTTCAAACGGACTAAGACCAAAATCCCGCATTTTAGGATTATGTCGGTAGTCAATGTGCTTTTCTTCAATGACTTCATTGAGCGACATCGCCGCGCTGAATATCGCCTCACGTTCAGCAATACTTAAGGTATTTATATCCCGCGATGCGCTGATCACTTTATAGCCATCCGTTGGCGGCGCGATAACATAGCCACCCTCACCCCGCGTTTCAATCAGACAAACTTTTTTGCCGGATGGGTTTTCTTTCAGTTCTACTTCTGTTTTGTAGCGATGGCATAGCTTTTGATTGCCTTCAATCACTTCGCAGCGATAGTAGAAATGATAGCCACCTGACTTCGTTTGCACGATGTAAAGGCGTTGCATTATATCGTCACCAATCGCTTCGGTAAACTTAGTATAAAAGTCGGGATCGGTTGCGTACTTTAAATCGATGTCAATTACCTCAAGGCCACCACTAACCGCGCCACAGACAACGGCCATACCGCCCGCTTTTTTATGCGCGGCTTGTTGCTCTACCTCTTGCAAGGTGATCATATCCGTTTTATACTTATCCCACTTGAAGAGTGATTGCTTAACGTTATTCGTTATAATTACATTGAGTCCTTTAGATAGATAATACTTTGCAGCTTTTGTAAACATTCTATTTCGCTTGTCAAGGTTAATGTGGGGATGGAGAACGAATTTAGTTCTTTCATTCTAAACTCTTGCAAAATTCTCGGCTTTTGTCCTGGCCGCTTTACTTCGATATACACCGTCTTGCCGTCCTTATGGCAGATCAGATCGGGTACACCTTTAAGCGATGTACTGATCAGTTTATTGACATACCAGCCATCTTTGCGAAGTGTGTTAATAATTTTGGTTTGGATTTGTTGCTCGGTCATTTTATAGCAAAATCTTTTTTGAAATAGCTAATTGTATAATCCTCTTTATTTAAAACGCGCTTATAAATCTTATGCTCAATGCCATCCTTTGCAAATATCCAGTAAAGTTTTGCCGGTGTCGTCCGTTCTCTGCTTTGCATCCGCGCCCTAGCTTGAAAGTACGATACTGCGCTGAAATCAATGTTGAACATAATCAGCGCATCCGCACTAGATAAATTAATCCCTTCGCGGCCGGATTGTATTTGACTTACATAAATGCAGTCCGCATCACCATCGCGGAACTCTTCCGGCGTTTCCACAATCCGCTTACCAAACGCAGCGCGAAGTAGTTGTAATTCAGCAATGAACTTATAAAATATCGCAATCTTTTGCCCTTTAAATGTATCGCGAATGTAAACCGCTTTTGTATTATCAAACGCGGCGCTGGTGCGCTCAGGTTGGTCAACGATAACCGATCCCGAATAAATTTGGTGCAGTTTATTCATCAACTTAACATTCGTATCCGCCATGACAACATCGCCATCCTTATTTTGCACAACGCGGTCTTGCGTTAACTTTTTAGCGAAGGCATATGTGCTAGCTTGCATTTGTACGTCAATAACATATTCATTGACCATTTCGGTGAATCCCGCCTCTTCCTGGGTGAAGGTTATCATATAGGGTTTTATAGCTTGTTCTACTTTATCCTTATTGGCGTTTGAGTAATCATTAACCAAACCATGAGCGTAACGCTTTTGCTTAATATAAACAAAGTCTTTTGCCCATGCGTAAAAGTTAGCGTACTCAGCAAACGGACTTAGGGAATGAATAAAAAACTGGTGATAAATTTGAGAATAGGACTCAGGCGAAGGCGTACCGCTTAGGAATATAACTGGCCGCGTGAAGATGAACTGCTTTAATTGTTTACTACGTTCTGATGGCTTTGGGTATGCTCCTAGCGAGTGCGCTTCGTCAATTATAACCAGCGCGACATTCTTTTTTATGTGTTGCTCTATGTTTTGAATTTGCTCATAATTAATCACCAATAAATCATATTTTACGTCTAAGGCCGCCGCGTCGGACATGATGGAGGATATGGCTTTTTTCTTAGTGATAAATAAAACCAACTGGTTTGATAAGTTTAAACCACTTAGATAATCATGCGCTGCTTGTAAGGACGTAGCGGTTTTGCCCGTCCTAACTTGCGCGGCAAGGTAAGCAATCCCTAGCGTTTGTAACCGCTTCACGATTTCACCCGCCAGGGTTATTTGGTAGTCGCGTAAGATCATTGCATTAAAAATCTTATGTTATCGCTGATACGACTATTGACATAGTAGTAATTCTCAGACGCCCATGCCTCAACAAATTCTTGTTCGTAAGGCGTCAGCGACACGATATCGCCATCGTCTGTGATGCGTAAGAATATACCGGTTTCTGCGTAAGCAACTTTAAGAATGTCGTCGTCGTTTAGATTGATTTCAAATGTAGCTAAGTAAGTCATTTGGTTTATTTTTTATGTGTGAGTGAATACGTTAAACGTCTAGGCGTGATGTCCTTATTTTGCGCTAACCATAACGCGTGGGTGTGCTTAAAAAGTTCCCAGTCATTATCGGTGTCTGTTTTGCTGACCAGCTGCCATCCTAAGCCTTGTATCTGATCCTTACGGCCTTCGGTGCGCGTCTTAGCGTTAAGCCAAAGGATAGCCACCTTATCCACCTCAATGTTAGCATTGGCACGAAGCAACTCACGATACGCAGCTAACTGAAGCCAATAGGTAGGGTGTACTGAATTTGACGTTTTAATGTCCACCAGGATTGTTTCGTTGTATAGCTTAATAATCCGATCAACCGTACCGGCAAAACCTAGTGATTTGCTGACATAGTTTTGTTCTGACTGAATAATCTCAGGCGAATGTTTTGTGCTAAAGTCAACATAGCGCTCAAACATCGCCCACTCTTCAAGTGAATAGTTAACGCGGCCTTCGTCGGTGATTAGGCTTACTTCAAGACCAGCATCGTATTGCTCCGTCAATGCGTGTACGTTTGATCCTCTACGTCCGGCGGCATCGCGGATGGAGTCTGCCTCTTCGCCGTTTTCTTTCAGCCATTTTAAAAAATGTATATCCTTAGGGAAGGCTTGTAGGATAGTTGTCACGCTTGGCACCCATCCTTCTTCGGGCGTGGTGTAGAAGCGCGAATCCAAAAGCGTTAATTGCTTAGATTCAAAATTGATTGTGTAGTTACTCATTTTAGTTTGGTTTAGATGGCTTACATTATATTATCTGCTAAGGTCATGAGTAAGAATAGCGCGATTACGGCTATTGTTGTCAAGGTCTGTTTTTGCTTTTCTGTTAAGTTCATCTTGTAAAAGTTTGGTTAAGTAATTTTTTATAACGTCTGAATGTTTTGCCGGTACTCGAAAGGAAATGGTTTTGTGCGGTGCGCCTCTTGGCCTTCCGGCTCCTGGCCTTGCGCCCCCGCGTTTAGGTTTGGTCATATGCGTTAAGTAAATTTTTTAATTCGGCAAGTTCTAATAAGTAAGCATCCATGACAACCTCGCTATTGTTGTCTAGAATAAAGTTTTCAATCCACATAATACGGGTACGAATAGCGGAGTCAATTAGAATTTGCTCTCTGAAGGTCAATGTTGTTGTTATCATTTTGTTTGGTTTAGTAGGTCAAAGATAATACTTTATTTGAAAAACAAAAACTTTTTTCAAATTATTTTCAAATAATTTTTTGATACACCCGCGCCCATTCCGTAGGATATTTGACTAATTTGCTGACCGCATAGCCGTAACGGCTAAAAAACTCATCCCACGCGGCTTCGGATTTTATGTTAATATGCCCCCATTCTGCGTCAAAAATTGGGTTTTTATAGGGTATTGAACTGAATAATATGACGCGCGGCTTAATGCTATCCATAAGTTTCGTCAACTCTTCATCCGTCATATGTTCAGCTACCTCGATAAAAAGCATGGCGTCGGTTGTCTTAACTTTGCGAATCTGCTTAAGATGCGAGAAATATTGCTTAATGTAGTCGCGGTGCGATTTCCATATATCGTAAACGCTTACGTCATAACCCGCTAAATGTGCCGCTTGGCTATATACACCCGTACCCGCGCCGTAGTCCATAACGCTTTGGATATTGTATTCTTTCAGTTCAGCGATGCTTAACCTAGCCAATTCATGAAAGGCGGGATTGTCGGCATTGATCCCCGCGTTCAGTTCATAATCTAAAAATTGTTCTGTTGTTAGTTTCATAAAATAAATTAAAAAAAAAGCCAGGCTTTTACACCCGGCTTTTTTAGTTAACAATTAAAACGGTGCCTCCTCATCGGCTTCAATCTCAGCGGATACGCCGCCGGATAACTTAGGTAAAAACTCATCGTTCACATACGCTTTCAAGTAGTCAATCTGATCGGAGTCGTCCCAGGTTTCTTTGCCTTTAACCTTAATCTTTTTTAGACTAGGTAAATCGCCTGGGTTGTCTTTTGTCCAGTACCACTTAACGCCCTTACCGCCTTGCGATAAGAATAGTGAGGTCTTGCGTTTGCCGTCTTTTTCTTCCATCTTCGGTGAGAATTTAACGGCGACATTGGCGTCAACATTTGGCAATGCCTTAAGAAATCCACTTGCCGGATTGCTACTGAGCGGCATTTGCAGATGTGCGATTTCGCCCTCGTTCTCAATGGTGATAACCAGCTGCGTTCCGTAGTCGCCATCCTTAAACTGAACGTTTTTGATCATGCCTTCCATTGAGTCGTAAAGTTCCTCATGGATTACTTTACCACTCTCTAGTGTGCGCTGCTTACTGCTTTGGGTGGCATCGGTTACGCGGTGGGCGATTTTTCCGCTTTGGATCGATAAGTAGATCCCTTTGTTGCCCTTGTTCAAAAGTGCCATAATATATGGGTTTATTGGTTACGATTGTCCTTGCGCCTTTGGTATGTGTCAAGGCATATAAAAAAAATACAGAATAACGATGAGATAATAAACATGTCTAACATAGTTATCTTTTTTTACGCATTAAAGCTGGGCGACGTTTTATATTCATAACGCGCTCCGTTTCTTTTATTAAAATTTCCTCTAATCGGATTGTCCTTTCGTCAAACATATCCGGAGGGATCAAGCCTTTATATTTCTTTTTAAAAATCTCAATGTCTATGAACATATGGCTAATTTCGTCAAAGGCCTGGGCCTGAGTCATTTCGCGGATAATGTCATAGTACATCCGAATAGCGTCTGTTATTTGCTTACTGGAGTAGTCGCGATAGCAAAAAGCCATAAAGCGCAAGTGCGCTAGGTTGATGAAGTTGACAAGTCGTTGTAACATATTGTTTGGTTTTTAGTACTGCTAAATTATAGCATTTTTGATAAAAAGAAACAATTTTCAAAAATTTATATTTTATTAAATAAAACGCCAATTTATTAAAAATTATCTAAAAAAAGGCCAACGTAGAAACGCCGGCCGCCTTTTTTACTATAAACCAAACAAAAATTACTGCAAAGGTTGACTTTTATCGTTGTCCACTTGCCGATAGTGCAAGTTCCACAAAGTTAAGCATAATTTCTTAGATTGCCGAATGACCTCCTCTTCCGTAAATTGCGGGTTCAACAAGTGCATCGCTTCGTGTATGATAATTTCCATTTTCTTACGCCCCTTAAGCCTAGCGTCTATCTCAATGACATTATCATCGGTGTGCGCCATACCCCAGGCTTTGTTGCGCCCTAGCTTTGACTCAATAACTTTAAAGGATTTGGCCATTATAAATCCGATAATTATTAACGTGAAAATTGCCGTCCGCGCTAATCTCCGCCGTTGCAAAGCCATAGTTCGCATCCCCGCCCATAGGTTGATAGTCGGGTGTAAGCGTACAAAGGCAGCCGGTTGACCAGGTCGTAACAATCTGCCCATGCAGATCGGTCTGCGTGAACTCAGATGTCTTATGCACGTGGCCAATAATGCAAGGCACTTTTGCCTTCATCATAACGGTTCGCGCCGCACTTACGGGTGTGAATATACCGCGCACTAAGTAGTGCCCATGACAGATAGCTAACTTACCAGCCATGATATAGCTTGTCTGCGGTATAAACTCAATATACTTCTCACTAAGGCGCAATCGATGCTGAAGGTGATAGTAGGGATCGCCGTAAAGTTCCGGTGCTTTGCGCATCAGGTACTGATAATACCAAAAATCATGGTTACCCTCTGCCCATATGATGCGCGTATCGGGATAGGCATTTCGCAGCATTTGCAAAAAGTCCTCTGCCATGTTAAGATATCGCCTAGCGTCTTTTTTATCGGGTGGCGTTAAAAACTTAGTGTAAGGTGTATTGTCTAATAAATCACCATTTATAATAATGCAGTCAACGCCATATTCATCAAACTTTTGCAGCGCAAGGTTGATTTCACGATTGCGATGGTTGGGGATGTGGATGTCTGATATAATCCCAATTCGGCTCACGCCCTCTAAAATATAGGGTTGATAATCCGCTGAGTCCTCCGTTGGAAGCATCGGTCTAAAATCGCGCTGGACTATTTCGCTTTTCTTTTTTATTTTATTGGCGTCTTTTTCATCCCGATAGTATCTAACCGTATTCCTTGCTTGGCCGTAATTTTCAAAAATATGGCCATACTTTGATGCCAATAATTCAGCTAATGCCTTAGTACTTTTTTCGGGATATTTTTTACAATACTCGATCGCCAATTTTGCCTTGCTTGTTGTTTTACGCATCTTATAGTTTTATTTCAAAGTGCATCCCGTCAAGGACTGTGTTCCAATCAGCACCACACTCCCAGCCATTACGCCGCCAAACGTCTAAAAATTTCTCAGACCATTTAACGTATTCTTTGCGCAGTTCGCTGCGTTTATTAGGATGTACGCCCCTAAGTAAGGGATTCCATGCGGCGTTCATATCGATGGCAATGCCGAAGGAGTGCATGGATATGACATTCGTTCCACGCGATTTACGGATGTTAAAACACCCATCGTATGTTTTAATTTCTTTATATAAACCGCTGATAACTAAGTCGTTAAGCACATTGGTAAGCGGCTCAACGATTACTTTGTTGCAGTAAATGCGGTTGGGAAGTACCGGAATAACTTTGTTAATATCGTCCGGAATGTCGTAAAGCACCATATGCCTTTTCTCAAAGGTGGCGCGGTCTTTTGTTGGATCGCCAAATTTGGCGATGCAGCGGCGTTGTTTACTCATTGTTGGGTTATTTGACTACTATATAGCCAAATGCCAAAATTGTACCAATAAGGATAGTACTAACTTTTTTACGCCGGTTTAGTTTTTTCTCAAGCCTAGCGACCTGGTCGTAAAGTTTAACGTTCTCCGCAATTTTATTTTGTAGCGCGGTGTCGATGCGCTTAATCTCATTCTGTGATTGCTTAAGCGCAATATCTTGCAGTTTTAGCTGCTCATTCTTTTTAATGATAATACTATCATTTAAACTATCCACCCGCTCATAATCTTTGGCTAAGTACTTATAATTGTCAATTAAGCTATCGACTTGCGGCGGTATGGTGGCGGTGTCCAGCCTTGCCGTTATGGTGTAAATGTTAGCCTTGCGCGTTTTAAGGCTAAGATGGTAAATATCTTTTTTCTTATTCAGTTCGTTTATCGTGTCTTGCTTCAGTTTAACTTTGATGTTGATATCCTTAATGGTGCTATCGTAAGCGGTGCGCACCGGATCGATTTTTGTTTTTTTATTCCTAGTGGCGACAACTAGGCAAAGCGCGGCAGATAATAGTAAAATAGTTATGAATATCACGCGCTCAATAGTTTTCTTTATTTTCTGTTTCATATTCAAACTCTAATAAAAGCCTCAAATAGTGTATCGCCTTCTCAATGTCTTGCCTTCCGTTTTTATGGCGATGCCGACAGACATACTTAATGACATTGCCCTCAATAAAGGGAATGCCGTTGCGGTGTATGAACTCCGTTGGCTGGATAGCTAAGTCCTTATAATGCGCGCCGCCTATTTGCTCATTTGTCGCCTGGCTCATCTTTTTTCGTAAATACGTTTATCGTTTTGGCTATATAATAAACGCCCGTCATACCCGCTGCTATTCCGGTCATAATGTACGACCAATCTTGAGGCGTGATCATATTCATAACAAAAAGGAATGATGTACACGCCCATCCAACCAATCCCGTATCGTTACTTTGGCTCATCGCTTAAAAATTCATCTTGTGAATTGGTCAATAAATTTTTTGTCAAATAACTGATCCATGCGCCTAGGCTAATTAAACCGATTGTCTTAATATCGTCTAAAACGGGGAAACGCCCTTCGTTAAAGATAACGACAACGGCGGGAATGGCGGTTGATATCACCACAATCTGAAGCGACTTTTTAAGGTCGCCCCAGTTTAAGGTAAAGAATTTACTTTTGCTCATCTTCAATTAGTTTTAAAAACACCGGATAAAATTCATCCGTTTCAATGCTGCCCACATCGTCAAGGTTTAGTTTTGTCGTCCATATTGTCGATAAGTCGATCGGTTTTTCAACCGCTAGTAATTCGTTGAAGTCCGCTTGAAATGCTGCGATGTTTTCCGGTGCGATGGTTACATTGCCCTCGGCTTCATCGCCATGCTTTTTAAAAACTTCAAGACGCAGTTCGTCAAAGATTTTCACTTCGTCTTGCACGATTTTGTTCAAGCGGTGGATCAAGGCTTTTGCTTTTAAGGATA